CCAGTATGTAGAAGTATGGCGAAGACAGAGATACCGCAGACTATTCGCGCCTCATTCTTGCGTTGAAATGATGAAATCCTTACTAGGCATAAAGGCTTGGTGGATTTTAACTCCATATCAACTGTATAAGTATTGCGAGGCGCACCGTGAATAAACCAAAGAGATCACAAGCATCCATAACACTTGAGCAACGACAACTCCAAGAAACGGAAAAGCTTGAGAGTCAAACAGCACAGCGAAAACTAGCGTCAGCACGAAGAACCCGAGGCCGAGCTTCATTAATATCAGGCTCAGAGCGTGGTATTGGTGGAGATCCAGATTTTGGACAGAAGAATCTAGCCACTAAAGAAAGATTGGCTGGAGAAGCTGAGGTTGCACGTGCTGCGGAAGACAGACGGCTTTTAGAGGAAGAACGTAAAAGGACTGGCGGGACTGTCAGCGGAGTAAGACGTGCCGGAGGCTTAATAGCATGAAAGGCGCTGACTTACTTAAACGCTTTAATGCGGCAAACTCTCGCAAAGCGTTATGGCTCGATGTATTACAGCAGGCTTATCAGTATGCTTTACCACAGCGAGAGGAATTTTACCTAAATCAACGTGAAGGACAGAAGAAAAACGAAGAGGTCTATGATTCAACCGCTATCAATGGGCTGCAAAAGTATGCCTCTCGTATGCAAAGCACTCTCATGCCTCCCTGGAGAAAGTGGGCAACCCTCACTCCTGGTCAAGAGATACCCGAAGACCAACGCGAACAAGTTAAGATAGGGCTTGAGAAAGCAACTGACACTTTATTTACCGCTTTTAATCACTCCCCACTAGCAACACAAGCACACGAAGCTATTTTAGAATGTGGCGTATCCACGGGAGCTCTGTTATTCCAAGAGGGAGATGACGAGCAACCTTTCGACATCACAGCCGTGCCACTCGCGCAGATTGTCCCAGAAGAAGGGCCAGACGGTACGATTGAGACAGTATTTAGAGAATGGGAAGTACCTGCTCGACTGATACTGCGTAAATGGCCTGACGCCAAGCTCAATGATGTACTTGAAAAGCAATTCACCGATAAGCCTGATACCAAGATTAAAATTGTTGAGGCGACTCTGTTCAACCCTAAAACTAAGAATTACGACTACAAGGTAATGATTAAGGCTGGGATGGAGATAATTGTGGAGCGGGAAGAGGAAGTAAGTCCGTGGATTGTGTTTAGAACATCAGTAATGCCCGGTGAAATCTTAGGCCGTGGCCCCATCATGCAAGCCTTGCCTGATATTCTCACTGCAAATAAGGTTGTAGAGTTCACATTAAGACGCGCAGCCATTGATATTGGCGGCATCTATACGAATGTAACGGATGGCTCTATTAATCCGTACACTATTCAATTAGTGCCTAACTCCATTATCCCTGTAAGTAGTAATGATAATGCTAATCCTACATTAAGACGATTAGATACAGGTGGTGGCATTGATGTGTCTCAAATCATACTGGCAGACCTACGGGAGAATATTAATGATGCTCTATTTAATAACCAGTTGGGTCCTGTCGAAGGTCCGACCAAATCCGCAACAGAAATAAGCATAAGACAGCAAGACCTTGTGCAAACAGCAGGCTCGACCTTTGGACGGCTGCAAACTGAACTACTGGAGAAACTTGTTAAACGTGGTACTTACATACTTCAAAGATTAGGTAAGATTCCTAAGTTCAATGTAGACGGTAAAGAGGTCACATTAAAATATGAATCTCCACTCGCAAGAGCGCAGGACGCAGAGGAAATCCAAAACATCACACGATGGGTAGAGATAAGCGCAGCTTTAGGGCCTCAAATCTTCATGGGCACGTCTGTTGTCGAGGACATACCTAAGAAGATAGGCGAATTGCTTGGCGTACCGGCTGATCTTAATCGTAGTGATGGTGATAAAGAGAAACTTCTTGAAATGGTCGCACAACTAATTGCAGAATCACAAGCACCAGCGGAGGCGCAATGAGTAAACTAACCAAAGAGCAACTAATAAAAGCAAGGGCGGCATTTGACGAAGCCAGAGTACCCACTAACTTCCGTTTCTATATTGATGGAGAAGGAAATGAGTACAAGACGCGGTCTTATAAGCCAACAATAGGCAGTTTATTTCCATGTTTAAAGGGGTGATATGAGCAAAGTAACTGAGCTAAAAAGCGATATAAAGGGATGGGGCGCGTTAGACCTTGATAACCCTGCGTATGGAGCGATAAGAGATAAGCAGGGAGCACAGATTAAAGAGCAAGCATCCGATTTCAGAGAATTGTTTTTAGACTCTGAGCTAGGATTAAGAGTATTACAAACATTAATGGGCTGGACGATTAAGCGTGCGAACATTAATCCGCAGGGCACAGAGCGTATGGATATGTTCCACGCTGGCCAAGATGATATTGTCCGTTGCATTCTCGCAGCGATACACAACTCAGAGGAATCATAAAATGTCAGAAGATTATACTGTAACTAAAAACTTAAAGCCTGCAAAAGACGGTGAAGGATACTATTTTAATATCGGGAGCAGGCGAATAAAAGCAGATAAAGACGACGTTATGATCGCCGCAGTTACCGTTAAAGGAGAAAAGAAATGAGCGAAGAATCATTATTAAGCGAAGCCACAGAAACAACTACCGAAACAGCCGCCGAAGAAACAACTACCGATACAATTACAGAATCTACCACAGAGACCTCATGGCTCATATCTGATGGATTAGAAGGTACAGGCGATAAACCTGACTTCATGCTCGACAAATATCACACCATGGCAGACCAGGCTAAGGCTTATCCTGAATTGGCCTCTAAATTTGGCGGCTTTACTGGCGCTCCTGATGACTACGAGATGTCCATGCCTGATGGCATTGATGGTGAAATAGCCACAGATGATCCATTAGTAGGTGAATTTCAGACGTGGGCTAAAGAAAACAACCTCAATCAAGATGGCTTTACTAACATCTTGCACATGTTCATCAAGAATGAGTACGAGACTACTGGCACAAACCGAGAAACAGAGTTAAACGCTATTGGTGATAACGCTCAAGAGCGATTACAGAATGTATCTGACTTTGCTAAGGCAAATATGAGTGAGAATGGCTTTGAAGGACTAAAGGATATGCTTACCACGGCATCAGGAATGACCGCAGTAGAAGAATTAATTGGTTTAACCCGCTCTTTAGGTGTGCCAAGCACAAGTACCGCAGTAGCAGAAACCTCTAAAACAGACATCAGAGAGCGAATGAGTGACCCGCGCTACGCCTCAGACCCTGATTTCCGTAAAGAGACAGATGCTTTATGGGGACGCATTGTAGGAAATGGCCCACAAACAACAATAGTGGGTTGACATAATATATAAGTACGTTATTATTTACTTACAGACACCCTTTATGGCCTGTATTAAACAGAACATCTAGGCCCCGCATAAGCGAGATACCCTAAAAACATTTATTTTCATTTTTAGGAGTATCTTATGAGTAAAAATCTAAGTGCTGTAGCAGTCACGGTCTTTGACGAAATGGTCAAGCATGCCTATCAAACAATGGGCGCGACTAATGGCGGTATTGCAAACGCAGTAACACAACGTAACAATGTCACAGGCGACACTTACAAGTTTCGCGCAATGGGTAAAGGACTGGCTAATCAGAAAGCAAGCCAAGCCGATGTTACCCCAATGGACATTTCCCACAGCCTCATCACTGCAACATTGGAAAACTGGTTAGCACCAGAATACACCGATATTTTTGACGCGGCTGAGGTCAACTTTGACGAAAAACAAGAGCTGGCTTATACCATTGCCGGTGCTTTACATCGTCGTCGTGAACAAATCATCATTGATGCAATGGATGCAGCAACACCAGGCGCCACAGTAGGCGTTGCAGTAGGTGCAGCTGATTCCAATATGAACATCGAGAAGGTTATTCGCGCAGCTAAAGAGCTTAATGATGCTGGCGTACCAATGGATAAAGACCGTCATTTAATGACCTCTGCATCCGGTTTGGAAGCTATGTTGAATGAATCTCAAGTTGGTTCAAGTGATTTCAGCTCTGTTCAAGCATTAATGACAGGCGAACTTAACTACTGGATGGGCTTTAACTGGCACATTATCGAGACTCGCGATGAAGGCGGCTTAACGATTGATGGCAGTGACGTGCGTAACTCTTACGCTTGGCACAAATCAGCAGTTGGTATGGCAACCGGCATCGACATTAACGCTAGCGTTGACTGGATTCCAAACAAGACTTCATGGTTATGTAATGGCCTGATGAAGTGTGGCGCGGCAATCCGAGACACAGCCGGTTTAATCTTAATCAACAATGATGAAACATAGGAGGCTATCATGGCTTTTACTCTAAGCACTTTTCAAAAAGAAGTACCTGGTGGTTCGGCTCCTCGTATCTTGACGTACACATCGTCTTATGCTTTAGCTGACGTTAATACCGCCGGTTACAT